CCTCTGACCATCCACACTCTAGCCGACTCCGGTATGGAATCGGATACTCTGTGGGCAAGTCGCTAACTACATCAAGGCATGCATTACTGCATGTATCCTGGGGTAGAGCAACAAGTCCAGTGCATCTAGACGGCCCAGGCCCGAACTTACGTTCGAGCCTAAGTAGGCTATCTTGGAGGTGATACCAATCACCATAGGAGACGCTATGACAGCGCCCCCGAACCACCCTGCATCGGACCCCCCATCGCTGAAACCGAGAATTATAACTAATTCTCGGTTCTCGGATGAGAAGCTCAGTTAAGGGAATGTCCTGGTACTCGCATAGTGCGCCATGTTCTGGGTTGTTTGTAATAGGCAATAATGCCCGGTACTCACAACGAAGGACTTGACGTACAAGCTTGTACAAGAACGATGCACATACCTCATATCCATAGAGGCGAGCTCGCAAAGCGAGTTCGCATGTGGATACGATAGCATCGAGTGATGGCGATATCGCCCGCTTGAACCGCAGTGGTGTAATGTGTCTGCCTTTATAGGCATCCACACCGCAGGATTCTCTGAAGAATCCATTGACGAAGGTCTTGCTCATGTTCGGCACTAAGCCACACAGAACAAGTCCATCTATTGCACCATCGTGATATTTCGCGGGATAAACAATATCGTCACCGAAGACATAGACCTCGTTACAGTTCACACCATAACGAGACCGTATGCCCGCACGAACCACACTAAAGAAGACGAGGGACTCAACAGGAAAGCATAACGCGTTTCCCATTGGGGCCCACTTCTCTAGGTCTATGACCCGTCCACTGAGCAGCTTGATCTTTGACGCTCGTGAACACGACAACTTGTCATAAACGTAGTCACCGAATAGGTGACGAACGAGATGACAAGATACGCGATCACTAGCTTCCTTCAAGTCCAGGGTAACAAACTCCCTGGTTTTACTTGAAGAGAGAGCAAGATCACGATTCACGGTTTGATCCGTGAAGTTTATCTTACCCCTTGTTAAGGGGTGAGACATGATCTGAGCTTCAAGCAACTGACGCTGACCCTGTTGGATCCATATGGCCTCCGTGGGATGCACGCATATTAAGCGTGGACCTCTGGAGTCCTTAGGGACTGCAACAAGTTTAGCGACTATAGTATCCTCCTCCTTCACTATCCACCGACCACTTCTGAAGACTTCCTCCCAAAAGGTAGGAAGCCCGCAGAAGTATTGGTCGAAGGGATAGTGCTCTTGGATGGATGTATACAATGTTCTAAAACAGCTCTTATCACGCGGAAGCCTGGAAGGATAAACTCCCCCAGGCCCGTGTGACGGAACTATTTTTGACCAGTCGATTCGGTATATGACTGAACCAACGATTTGACGAGCGGTACGAAGGGTGTTGCTGCCGGAAATAACGCCATGATAAGCGGTATTCCAAACAGCAACACCTTTGTCCGTTTCTTCAAACTCCTTTTCGGAGTTATTGAGTTGTTCATTTGTAGGTTCTTGCTCGGCTTTATAACAGAATACAAGGAGTTGCCTAACATACATGAGAAGTTTATGGTCGTCATTACTGACGAACATATCCCAGAGTGGCGAAAGCCACTCAGGAAACGCGATATTGCTATCACGTTTCCCCTCGAGGTATGCTAGGACTTCC